CTGATTAGCGCTGTAACGACCTCTTACAACTATGGAAGATACATTCACGACTGGATGGCTTCTTTTGTAGGTGGAGAGTCGTCGATTGGGAAACTGCCAAAACAGTCTTTCGATGGATTCGAGATTGTGATGGTAGATGACGCTTCTACGGATGATACATGGGAGATTATGAAGTCCTATGTGAATCCGTGGAAGGGCATCAGGGCAGTACAGAGAAAAACACACGGCGGGACTGCCGCAGCGCTGAACACGGCTATCAGACAGGCCTATGGAAGATACATCGTAGTTTGCGATTGTGACGATATGCTTGCGCCCAATGCTTTAGAGGTCTTTCTTGAACACATTGAGAAAGACCTGTCTAAGATGTACTACACGGACCAGCGCATCTTAGACAACAATGGTCTTGGCAAGAGACAGAACACGCGGGAGTATGACTTTGAGCAGTTGCTGAATAGAAACATGGTCCCTTCTGGGTGCATCTTTACAAAACAAGCATGGAGAGATTCGGGGGGTTATCCAGAGCGGTTTGCGAACGGCAGGCAAGATTGGGCGTTTGCTGTCGCAATGGGATCTAAAAATCACTGCGGAGAAAGAATATCGGAGCCGTTGTATTATTATAGAAGACAGGGGCAGAATAGAAGCCTGACGAACACTACCCCTAGCTATCATAGAGAGTTCAGAAGAATGATGGAGCAGACATTTCCTGCTCCGTATGGAGGAAACATGGCAGGCTGTTGTGGCGGTCGGTCTAGCGTAATCACCAAGACACTTGCAGAAGTCCCAATTGTCCCTGGGGAAAAGGGCATGGTGCTTCTGACTTATGTTGGAGGTAATGTAGGAAGGTTGACGATAAAAGGGGGAGTTACAGGCATTCGGTATACCGTAAAGGGGACGAGGCCGAGTTTTTACGCTGACTCAAGAGACGTGCCAAGTCTTACCAGTTACGTAGAAGATAAAAAGTATGTCATTATCCCTACGCAGGAGCCGACTGGTGACCCGATGGCGATACAAGAGGAATTGCAGAGAGCATGATTCGCGTTCTGCTTGGCGTCTTAGCCGTTTGGCGCATAACGCAGTTTATCGTCCTCGACGATGGCCCTTTCGACCTGATGATAAATCTGCGCGTGAAGTTGGGAAGATATACCTTAGGTAATGAGTATGAACCGACGACGCCGATTGGAAGGCTCATGGAATGCGCCCACTGCGTTGGAAAATGGGTTGCGCTGGCTGTGGCGTTGCTTATCTTGTTCCCTACGACGATTGGCGATGTGGTGCTATACACCGCTGCGCTGGCTGGCGCACAAAGCCTTATTGAGGGGAAAAGAGACTGTCACGCTGAGGCGATAAGGGTAAAGAAGCTGGCGGCGAGGGTGAGGCGAAATGGTTGAGTTTCCCGCTGTTCCGCTTTGGAGATACGCACAACGGATAGGGTACAGAGAGTGCGCGTTCTTTGGGATAACACACCCCGATAACGTGAACTATGCCTGTCGTGAAGTCTGGACACAGTATGAGCGCGATAACGTCTTTCAGGCCTTGCTTCTTGCCCAGGAGCAGATAGAAAGAGTGTCGAGTTATAACCTCGTACCAAAGTGGACCACAGGGGAATACCATCATATCAAGACTCACAGAGGGAGTCACGTCAATCTGTATCAAACAGAGCGCGGATATCTTATCGCGCCAGGTGTGATGTCAGACGTGATGATCGAGGACGACGCTACGGTAAACTACGCCTCTGATCCCGCAGTTATCACAATTGCCAACGTAACCTGTGCAGAGGGGGACATTCGCGTCTTTCACCCCGATTCAGACGACGAAATCTCACCTTCATCTGTTTCGGTTGTTGCGGGAACACTCACAATACAGATACCATTCTGCCGTTTGCTAGATAAGGCGTACTGGTATGAGGGTGACCCGATACAGTATGCAGACTATGCGACGTGGGGCGTGAAGAAGGTCGATGTTCGGTGCATCAGCAACGACACAACGACGCAGGCTATCTTTCATGGAAAAGAGAATTGCGCCGACTGCGACCCGTCTGAAGCATCGGCCTGTATATACATCAAGAACCCTAAACTTGGACTGGTTGAAGTCAACCCCGAAACTTGTGTATGTGGCAGTTTCGACCACGTTGAGTTGAACTACTACTCAGGCAAGACTCCCCTATCAAGGGTGGCTGAAGATGCGATTATCCGTCTGGCACACGCCAGTATGCCAACCGAACCTTGCGGCTGTGCGATCACGCAAAGGCTGTGGGAACGCGACAGAGAAATGCCAAAGTATTTCCTGTCGAGAGAGAGAATCAACTGTCCTTTCGGAATGACAGAAGGCGCTTGGGCGGCGTGGATTTATGCTAACGGGCAGGAACTCGTTAGAGGGACTCTGTGGGCATAATGGTAAGAGCAGGGTTTATCGCCGTTAGACCGGCTCCGTTTAAAGAAAAAGAACCACGCTTTGTGCTGCTCAGGGCGATGGAGAAAGTCTCCAAAGAAATCGAAAAAGAGTTCGCAAAGACCACCAAAACCTGGAATGAGCACCATCCGGAGTTCTATCATAAACTAACCGTGAAATACACCGAGATTGGCTCTGCCGTAGGCACAGACGATGAAATTTACGGCTATCTAAACAACGGAACACAGGTAAGATACGCGCACATGACAGACGACTTTGAGGCCAAAACAACGCCGAAAGTGATAGGGTCTGGTCCAGGAAAGGGAGGATTCGCTTATATTGGAAAGCCACTACCAGGTATCGAGGCAAGGCAGTGGGACGAAGTAATCACTGAAAACTATGAAGGCCGATTCAACGAAATACTGGATGCCGCAATGGATGAGTGCGCTAAGAAAAGCGGACATGGATGAAATACAGAGTTATTTCAAACAAGAAGGATACAAGTCTGGTAGAATGGGATGATGGTCGATTGCATAGGGCATATGTGCCTACAGCGATACTTGACGGAGAGGTGAGCAGCGACATTCTCTCCGAGGGTATACCCTACGGTGTGGACTTGTTTGTAACCGCCTGTGTCACGCCAGACGACTTAGAAGACGAGTTGCACCGCAGTGGGATATGGACAACAGAAGACGTGCGAGTGAACGCCAATCTAATAGCGAGGGTTGCTAGAAAGCATGACGTGTCTCTTGGTGAGTTTTGGCTAGAAGTTCTTGGGAGGTAACCCATGACTGATATGTTTTACTTCAAAAGCGGGCAGGCCTCGATCTGGGCGCAACCAGACGGGCCTAACACCGCCGTTCACTATCTCGGCTGTCACGAGGTAGGGGACATTACGGAGTCTGAAGGCGACTTTACCCCTCTGTACTGTCCCGACCCCGCGCAGACCGACAAGTTTGTGATTCGTGACTATATGCGTGGCGAGCCTGACCTGCCTACTACGGAAATCACATTCCCCGTGGGCAAGACGCTCGACTATATGGAAGAGTGGGACTGCCCCGGCAACATCATCATTCTCAAGCAGGCCACTGGCCGCAGAGACCTGGTGACGAACTGGGATCGCGCTCACGTCCTGTGGCATGCGTCAAAGACTGGTCGCACCTACTCTGCAATGGCTTCTCGTAGCCCTGACAACAACGAGGAGTCTATGGTGACGGTGCCGGTCACGTTTATGAAGCAGTCTGTCCTTGTCCAGCTTGTTGGACGAAGGCTGACGGTAGGCGAGGACCTTGACTCCTTGGCTATCGCTTTTGTGGGCGACTCCCGCTGCGCAGACATTGACGGGCCGCGAGTCAAGAGATGTCAGTATGGAGTCGTCGGGCAAGCGGCTGACACTGGGGAGAAGGCGAGCGTCTATCATACCATCAACAGTGGTGCAACCTGGGCGGCAGCGGCGGCAGACCCGTTCGGAAATGACGAGGATATTGCCGCAGTCGCTTATGTTCAGGTAGACGAGGACTCGCGTCGAATGATCGTTGGAAGGTCGACCACTGACGCTGGGAACCCGGCTGAAGTGGCCTACTCCGACGACTATGGCGCAACCTGGACGGCAGTAAACGTTGGAGCGACCAATGCGGAGTTCTTGACGGGCCTGTTCGCGCTGGACTGGGCGCATGTTTGGGCTATCTCAAACCTTGGCCGCATCTACGTTAGCGACGACGCAGGCGCATCGTGGACCGTGCAGGAGAACGCGGTCATTCATGCCGCCGACTATCTTGCCATCGACGTAATGGATGCGTCTTATGGGCTTGCCGTTGGAGAGTCGAACGTTGTAGCATACACGTCCAATGGCGGCGCTACCTGGTCGGCTATCACTGGCCCTTCTGCTGGAGACAACCTGACTGCGGTTGCTATGGTAACTCGCAAGCGCTGGTTTGTCGGCAATGACGATGGGGAACTGTGGTACACCGAAGATGGTGGTGTAAGTTGGGTTCAGCGCACCTTCTCTGGAAGTGCCGCTGGAACGGTGCAGGGAATCAGGTTCGAGAATGAAATGGTCGGCTATATGATTCACGACACCGCCGCCCCACTTGGACGGGTGTTCAGGACAAAAGACGGCGGCTACTCTTGGGAATTGGAGACTGGCCTGACGAACGTGGGTATGACTGACCTGGCCGTTTGCGGCGATAACCACGCCTATGTCTCAGGGTTGGCCTCTGGTAGCGACGGGTTCTTGATGGAGATGGATTCTATCTAAAGGAGAGAGTATGAGTGAAATCGTAACGGTTGCAGGGCGGAGTGTTCAACTCCGCCCTGTCAGCAACAGGACAATTGCAGAGATTCAAGTTAGCGTACGGCGTAAGGCGCTTCATCGTGGCGACCCATTGACCCCTCCTAAATACGTCACCGTTACAGTAGCAGGGGAAAAGCAGGAGTTTGAGCATGACGCCACGACTCTTGAAACAGACGAGGACAAGGAGAAGTGGGCGGCTTATCGTCAGGCCGTAGAGAACCTTGAGACAGAAACTACCGAGGCCACGACCAGATACATGCTGTCTGAGGGAGTAGCGGTAGACGAAATCCCCGAAGACTGGCTTGAGCGCAGGGAATGGCTTGGGCTTGAGACGCCCGAACACAGAATGGACCGCAAACTTCTGTATATTGAGACGGAACTGCTGACAACTCCGGCAGACCAGATCAGGGCGCTACAGGCCATCTTGCATCTTTCGGCAAAGGGAAGCCAGGAAATGGAGGCGCGTCTGGAAGAACTGGACGACCTCTTTCGACGTGCGCTGGAAGGGACAGAGGCTACAGCCTGACAAGGTTCAGGGCGAGTGGTCGTTCACGATGCTGTACGCCGAAATGCTTGCGGCGCATTGGTGGAACATCACCCCTGAGAAATGGGAAGAAGCAGATATAGACACTAAGGCCAAAATGCTCAAGACGTGGAATCTTGAAAATCTTAGACAGGCTATAGAGCAGCGGGAAGCGAACAAACCACATGGCAAACTATCCTAAAATAGGCCTGATAGCCTTTCTGGACACGACACAGTTTGTGCGTGGCGTAAAGACGTACACCGCTGGCCTTGCCTCTTTGGACGCCATGACGGCATCGAGCGGGAAAAGCCTAGGCAGGGCATTCTTGAATCTGGGAGACGATGTTGTCCGAGCCGCAGGCCTCACCGGCTTGGCGATTGCCGCCGTGGCAACGGCTGGGGTTGCGGCAGTAACGAAGTTTACCGTTGATGCGGTACAGACCTCAATGGATATTGAAGAGGCCTTCGCTGGGGTAGTGAAAACGGCTGGCAATCTGACGTCCAGTTATGGCGAACTAAATGCCGAAGGCCTCAAACTCAAGCAGACACTCATTGACCTCTCTCTTGTAAAGCCGGTGCAAGCCGAACAACTTATGCTGATCGCACAGTTCGGCGCACAGGCTGGCGTTCCTACTCCAGTATTGCCGGAGTATGTGAGTGTTATCGCAGACCTGATAGCGGCCTCTGATATGCCAGTAGAAGAGGCGGCAAATAGCATCGCCATGATTATGAACATTATGGGATTAGGCCTTGGCGATGTGCAGCGCTTTGGCTCGGCCATAGCAGACCTTGGAAACAAGTTTGCGGGCACAGAAGAGGCGGCCCTGAATACAGCAGAGAGAATCGCTGGTATGGCCCAGTCCGTGGGGATGGACACGGCGGATGTTTTGGCAATCGCGACGGCAACTACAGCGGTAGGGGCAAGGCCAGAAGCGGCAGGAACAGCCGTACAGAAAGTCCTAATGGCAATGGAAGCGGCGGTTTCTACAGGAAAGAACCTCGCCGGATTTGCCCAAGCCTCAAACATGACCATGAAGGCGTTTCGGGATACTTGGGAGGAAGACCCAGGTAAAGTTTTCGAGGCCTTTGTTCTCGGCTTGAGTGAAGATGGCGATAAGGCAGTAGCAACTCTGGCGGGGCTTGGGCTGAAAGACGCTCGTCTGATTAGAACCTTCCTTCAGTTGGCTGGCGCTGGCGACCTCATTACTCGGACAATGGAGTCGTCTAATACAGCCTGGGAAGAAAACGTAGCGCTAACAAATGAAGCGTCTGAAAGATACGCCACGCTGCCTGCACTTCTTGAAATGGTAAGGAACCGCTTTAGGGCTATGCAGGTTCCCATTGGCGACGCGATGAAGCCAATGATGAGGCAGATCGTCAAAATCTTTGGCGATTTTGAGCTTGAGGGGAATAAAGTAGTCAAGTTCTATGAGAAAAAGTTCGGACCAGCGATGGAGGACTTTGTTATCGCCATCCGAATGACATTGCTTGGCGAGAACGGAATGGTCGCCCTGAACGAGGGCCTGGTGCATCTGTTTGGCAGAGAAACGGCAGACAAGATTCTAGGCTTTATCTGGGAGGTAGAAGACGCCGTTGATAGAGTGCGTGACTTTATTAGAGAATACCGCACAGAGATAGAAGGCGCAATAAAGGGCATTGCGGCGACCCTTGCCGCTGCCGGCATCTTCTCGTTAGGGTACAGGCTGGCCCTGGCATTGACCAACCCTATCACATTGATTATTGCGGCGGGGGCGGCCTTAGGCATTGCGTGGGAAACCGACTGGATGGGGCTGAGGACAAAGACGCTAGAGATTATCGAGGAACTTACGCCGAAGCTCGAAACGTTCTGGCAAAATGTGCAAACTTGGTTTGGCACAGAGTTGATGCCAAAGATAAAAGAGGGAGACTGGTACGGGGTAGGAGAGGCGTTAGGAGGATTGTTAATTGATGGTATACGATTTGCCTTTGACG